ATTTCAAGGCCCGCCAGAAATGCAAGGGCCACCAATGCCGACACAGGCTCAAGTTGCGCGTCAAGTTGCCCGTGAGCGCATTGCCCCTCCCATGCCGCCCCGCCGCCCTGAGGGCCTTGGCGATCAACCCGGCGGCTTGGCTAGTCTTTTTAAAGACCCCTATGCTGGCATGTCTTCGCGTGATTTGTACATGCGGGCGCAAGAGATGGAGCGCAGTGGCGACGAGTCTGGGGCTAACGTCCTAAACCTTCGTGCAGCCAAGATGGGCGAAGGCATGGCCACTGGCGGGGCGGCAAAGGGTAAGCCTGAAAAGGATGCTGCGTTGCACAAGGCTCTAGACATCATCTCTCATATGCTTGGCCGTCATTAAGAGGCTTGGTTATGAAAAAAACCGCCACCAGCAACGCTCTCCACATAGCTAGGCAGCGCAAAGCCGGTGGTGGAGAGTCTGTTTATCTTTTTCAAAATCCCATGGGATACCTTGCAAAAAAAGGTGAACAGATTGCTGCGCTGCCCAGCAATATTGCTGAGATGGCATCTGCTGCTTGGGAGCATCCGCTTACACAAGAAATGAGAATTTCGCCAGGCGCAACTAGCCAAGCTGTTGGCGAATTTGCTTTAGAAAAAGGCAAGCAAGGCATTGAATATGCTCGCGAAAATCCGTTTGGGGCAACCCGCAAGGCGGTTGACTTCATAACTGATTTCTCTGCTGACCCTCGCGTCATACTGGCAAAGCAGCTCTTTTCATCCACGCCAGCCAATGCGGGCGAAGATGAGTTTGCTCGTCAGGTCCGATATGGGATACGTCCTGCACCGGAGGCAGAACCGCCTCAATACGCTGGCGGGGGTTTCATTCGTGAACATCATGCCGATGGCAGGCGCGTTCTTGGAACTCTTGCAAACGCTGCTGAAGAAATTTCTAAAAAATATGCTCAAAACAAACGTGTTCCTCAACTTCAAGAGTCTGCTCAACGTATAAAAGCTGGTGAAGGATCTGCGGCAGAACATGCGGACCTGGTAAGTCAGTTCAAGCCTGTTCGTGCTTATGATGCCCCTGTAGCGCCAGCAACGTATGACGAGATGTATGCGGCCTTAAGTAAAGACAAACTTGAACAACTTGGCGCTCCACGCAACCTTCCCGAAGGATATCCGGCGGCGGTTAGGCTTGATATTCCAGCTTATCAAAACAACAACACTTGGGTTGTATCAGTTCATGATCCAAAAACAGACTACAGTGCTGGCAAGGTAATCGGATACGATAGCGTTGCTTATCTTAACGCCCCAACTTTTGGTGTCCAACCAAAGGGGGCAGTTAACATTGCTGCTGGAAAACCGAAATCCACCATTGCTACGGTTCAAGGCGAGTGGAAGCCAACAACGCCAGAAGAAGCTTACGCTTTAGCACAAAAAGTTCATGGAGACCCTTCTTGGGCTCAAGTTGGCATGGACCCGGAGCGCCATGCGTATTTTTATAACCGGGCAACAATGGAGCCCATTACATCTGCGGACGAAGCTCTTCACATTGGACCGTTAGTGTATGCAAAAAACCCTGTAGTTGGCAAAACAGAGGATTATCCATTTGCTAGGGGTGGGTCTATTACTGACAAAGCTCTTATGTTATTGTCAAAAAAGGCCAAAAGCCGACCGGGACGCCGGTAACCTAGCTAGGAGCTATCATGTCAGATCTGGCAAAGCAGGCCCGTGCGGCCATGAAGGCAAAGGCCAAAAGCCTTACTGCCGACCGACCTCTTGAGCGCGTTGATTCTTCGACGTTTACGCCGCCCCCGATGCTGAATGCTGATGTGAAGACGGGTATGCGCCCTGTCTCCCGCCGTGCGTTTAAGACGGGCGGCAAGGTTGAGGGTTCCTGCGCTGCTCCCAACATGGGCCGCAAACCCCGCCAGTCTGGTGGCAAGGCGATCACGGCAAATAGCCTGATTAACCGCAATGCCAAGGATGCCAACGAAGAGCGTGATGGCATCAAGCACATTGGCGGCATGAAGAAGGGTGGCCGTGCTCAGAAGGCTGACGGTGGCCCGATGTCTGGCGCGTCTGCCATGATGAAGAAGGCGCAGGATACTGGCGGCGTTCCCGCTTCTACGCTTGATTCCGTTCCGGCTACCTCACGTCTGTCCCGTGCTGCTGGCCTGAAGAAGGGCGGCAAGGCCCACGAGGATGTGGCTGCTGACAAGGCGCTGATCCGTAAAATGGTGAAGCCGTCTGCCCGTAGTGGTAAAGCTGAAGGTGGAGAAAATGTTTCGGTCCCGCTCCCCAGCCCAGAGAGCGAAAGCCCTGTTGCAAGAATGTATGAGGTTGTAGATCGGTCTACGGGAAATACGTATGGCCCGTATAAATCACTGAAATCTGCCAGTCGCGTAGTTGATAAAAAAGATAACGAGTATGGTGGTTATAAGCATTTCTGGCGTGAACGCAAAAAATCTGGCGGTCAAGTTGATACCCATTCTCGCATGAATCGTGCTACAGGTGGCCGTACTGGCAAAGGCAAGACCAACATCAACATCATTATCGCTGCTGGCAAGCCTGCTGGTGCGGAAGACATGATGCCCAACCCTATGGGTGGCCCTACTAAGCCTCCGGGCATGGATGGTATGCCGGGCGGCATGCCTGTTCAGGTTCCGCCCCCGGCTCCTGGCGGGGCTCCTGCGCCCATGCCTATGCCGATGCCCATGCCGATGCCTGCGGGCGGTCCTCCTCCGATGCCCCGCAAGTCTGGTGGCCGGGCCAAATCCTATAAGGACATGACTGCCGGTGCTGGCTCTGGCGAGGGTCGTCTTCAGAAGACGGAAATTGCTGAGTATCAGCGTGGCGCTCGTAAGGCTGGCGGCAAGGTTTACCGGTCTTACAAGGACATGGATGCTGGCTCTGGTTCTGGCCTTGGTCGTCTTGAGAAGACGGAGATCCAGGCGCACAAGAAGTAAAGTATTTGCGCCGGAGTCTGTTTTTCAGAACTGGCGTAAATTGGTGGAGGCGCGATCCCCCTTCGTGCCTCCACCTTATCTCAGAAGGGGGAACCGCAGGGGGCGGTCCATGAAGTCTACTTATCAAGCATACTACCAGTATGAGCTGAAGAAACTCATCAATGAGCATGTAGAGAGGCTTAAAGAGGGCCTCATAACATCCTATCACATTGAAAACTTTGACTTTTCTGGCTACCGACACCATGTAGGTAGAATAGAAGGGCTTCGCATGGCTTTGGAGCTTTGCGATGAGGCAGAAACCATCGTGAATGGTAAGCAAGGATAAGGGGGTAGTTATGCCGTTTATGCGTATGGAACATGAAGCAGATCCTGCTGAAATCTTGAAGAAGGAGCTGGGGGATACGTCTTCAGTTGAGGTCTTCAACAACCAGATCTTGGTGGCGGTGTACATCCGTCCTCAGAAGACCAAGAGCGGGATCATTTTAACCAGCCAGACAACTGATGAGGACCGGTTTCAGTCAAAGGTTGGATTGGTTGTCAAAAAGGGACCGCAGGCGTTTCAGGATTCGTCAGGCGAGTGGTTTGATGGCGTGAAGATTGAGGAAGGCGACTGGATCGTTTTCCGCCCGTCTGATGGCTGGAGCATCACTGTCAACAACGTCCTTTGCCGAATGATTGACGACATCAACATTAAGGCCCGTGTCGATCACCCTGATCGTGTCTGGTAAACAGGAGAAACCTTATGTCAAAGGAAGACAAAGAGTTTGAGTTCCCGATTGAGGAGGCCCCGGTAGTTGAGGCGTCTTCAAATGAGCCGGTTGTCGAGATTGTTGACGAGCCTATCGTTGAGGCCCCCGTCGAAGCGGCTGAAGAAAAACCGGAAGTTTCGCAAGAGTCTGATGCTGATAAAGCCTTGAAAAAGCTCAACAAAGCTTTGGAAAAGGAGCGTAAGGCACGGATTGAGGCGGAAGGCCTTGCTCGCCAGGCCGCTGAACGAGCCATGGCTGCACAGAACGAGATGACAGACAGCAATCTGCATCTTGTGAGTGGCGCTATCGACTCTATCAAGCGCGATCAGGAAATCCTGAAGGCTAACCTTCGTGACGCCATGGCTATCGGCGATTACGACAAGGCCGCAGATCTTCAGGAACAGATGGTCGCCAATGTCTCCAATCTGCGCCAGCTTGAGCGTGGGTATGAAGAGATGCGGCAGCAGCCTCGTGTTCAGCCTGTTGCTCCCCCGCCAAGGGAGATGACTGTCGATACACTGATTGATCAGGTTACTCCCAAGTCGGCTGACTGGCTGCGGCGCAACCGGGAAAATCTGCCGGACGCTAGGTCCATTCGCGTCATGGCGAGGGCTCATGAAGATGCCGTTGAGTATGGCATCGTCCCTGAAACTGATGCCTATTTTCAGTTTGTTGAGAACCGCCTTGGGATCAGCGGCAAGCGCAGTTCTATCCCTGAAGTGGACGATGTGATGTCTGAGGCGGCTTCCTCAAGGCAGCGCCGGGCTTCCCCTCCAGCCGCACCTGTTTCGCGCCAGCCGATTGACTCGTCTTACCGGCCTGGGGTGATTCGTTTGACTGCGGAAGAGGTCGAGCATGCTCGCATCAGCGGCGTTACTCCCAAGGAGTACTACGACGAGAAGATGAAAGAGCTGCGGAAGAAGCAGATGAACTAGGAGTTGTAAATGTCTGAAGTTGAAGCAAATCCCCCGAAACGCAGAGGCCGTCCGCCCCGCACGCTTTCGGAGATTACCGCGAAGGCAGCAAAGCCCGTTGGCGAGGAGGTCAATATCATGTCTGACAGTGAAGTTTCTGCTAAAGCCAGTGTTGATCGTCCTTCTATGAGGCCGTCTATGCGCGAAGATGATCCCCGTGCTGCTGCCGCCCGTCGTGCTGCGGAGATCCGTGGCCATCTGGGCGATATGGATGATGGCGTGGACGAGTTCAGGACGCCTCGCGCCCCTGATGGCTGGGAGTATGAGTGGAAGCGTCGTACCCTTCTTGGTCAGGAAGACCCTGCTTATCAAGTTCAGCTCGCTCGTATGGGCTGGGAATCTGTCCCGACCCAGCGTCACCCTGAGATGATGCCTACTAATGGCGCTCATCCCACCATTGAGCGCAAGGGCATGACCTTGATGATGCGTCCGGCGGTCATTTCTGATGATGCTAGGGCTGCGGAGCTTCGTCGTGCGCGCAATCAGGTCCGTGTCAAGGAGCAGCAGCTCAATGCCGCCCCTGATGGGACGATGACGCGAGACCACGCCAGCGTTCGGCCCCAGATTAGCAAGGGTTACGAGCCGATTCCGGTTCCTAAAGACTAAAAGTCAGCGTTTCCCGCACTATTTTATGTCGTTTTGGCATAGAAAAGTGCGGGATTTTTGCGTTTATTGGGCAAAAAAACTAATTTTCATGGAAAAGAACTGTTTCCGGGCATTGTCAATTGTTTGATTATGTGGAATAAATTGCACCAGACCTTAAAATGGTTAACCTTCCCCGGCGCGAAGGTTTCGCACTATCCAGATTTACAGCTCCCCCGGCGTGGAGTGGGTAGATCATCTCCCAATAAGGGAATCCCCCCATGGCTAACTCAAACGCTCCGTTTGGTTTTAGGCAGTATCAGGGCACCGGTTCCGCTCCGACCTACGAGCAGGTCGCCGTGGACATTGCCTACAATACTACGAACATCTTCTTCGGTGACCCCGTCACCCCGACGAACACTGGCTACATCACCCAGGGCTCGTCTTCTAGCGGCAGCTCTGATACGCAGATCGCTGGCGTCTTTGCTGGCTGTCAGTATCTTTCGACTGCCCAGAAGCGCACGGTGTGGTCGAACTACTACCCTGGCGGCACGGACCCGGCGACGGGCACGATCATTGGCTATATCATCAATGATCCCAACGCCAAGTTCATTGCCCAGACCAGCTCTGCTGGTGCGGCGCAGACGAACATCAACAACACCGTTGGCTTCACCATTGGTTCGGGCAACACCGCAACCGGCATCTCTGCCGCTCTGGTGAACATGTCCACCGCTGGCACCGACGTAACCCAGCCTTTCCGCATCCTGTCGCTCGTCACTCAGCCTCCGGGCTCGAACGGCACGGAAGCTGGTGGCTATAACTATGTCATTGTTGGCTTCAACAATGTCTCCACCAAGTCCCTCACGGGCATTTAAGGAGTAAAGGACCATGGCCGTTAATCTTTCAGCCATTAAAGACCTTCTGCTCCCCGGCCTCCGTGGGATTGAAGGCAAGTACGAGCAGATCCCGTCGCAGTACGACAAGATCTTCACCAAGCACGATTCCAAGATGGCGCTTGAGCGCACCGCTGAAATGCGCTTCTTGGGTCTTGCCCAGCTCAAGACTGAGGGCGGTCAGACCGCTTTCGACAACAACGCTGGTGAGCGTTACGTCTACAACCAGGAGCACACTGAGATTGCTCTTGGTTATGCCATCACTCGCAAGGCGATTGATGACAACCTCTACAAGACCCAGTTCATGCCCTCTAACCTTGGTCTGATCGAGTCCTTCCATCAGACGAAGGAAATTTATGGCGCGAACGTCCTCAATACGGCGACGACCTACAACGCTTCTATCGGCGGTGATGGCCAGGCTCTTTGCTCTGCCTCGCATCCGATTGACGGCGGTACGGTTTCGAACCTTCCTTCGACCCCGGTCGATCTGAATGAGTCGACGCTGTTGAACGCGATGATTGCGATCCGCACGAACTTCAAGGACCAGGCCGGTCTGAAGATCTTCGCTCGTGGCCGCAAGCTGATCATCCCCCCGCAGCTCGAGCCGGTTGCCATCCGTCTGACGAAGACGGAACTGCGTCCGGGCACTGCGGACAATGATGT